TCTATTCCACACTAACAATTCCTTCTCCCCAACTTCTGAGAACGTTCGTATTCCAAACACCCCCCATGTATTCCAAATTTGATATACCCCCCGGTATATATGTTTGAAAAACATATCCCGCAGGGTATATTATTTCTGTTTAAACCCCTTGCGAACGTTCGTGAGAACGTTTAAACTATCTCTATGACCCCGCGTAGACAACTCGTTCTAGACTTCATTAAGGCTTACATTCGTATCCACGGTATAGCTCCGTCCTACGAAGTTATCGCCAAGGGTCTCGGTATGAAGTCAAAGGCCAACATCCACAGAATCATTCACAGGTTGCAGTCTGACGGATTCCTTACAACCAAGCCGCATAAGTTTCACTCCATAAAGATCGTGGATCGCAGTGTCAGAGAAATGGCTTCCTTGTGACTTTACTGACTAAGTCAGAAATCGGTGAGTATTTGTCCATAGTGGATACATTGCCTGAAGCTGAGAGAAACAAGGTATACAGGCTACTAGAACTAGACAGGGTTGAGAGATGTCGGGAGAACTACCTGTATTTCGTCACCCAGATGTGGCCCGGGTTTATTTCCGGTAAACACCATCAGATCATGGCAGATGCCTTTGAGCGTGTTGCTTCGGGGGATCTTAAGCGTTTGATCATAAACATGCCTCCCCGGCACACAAAGTCAGAGTTTGCGTCGTATCTGTTACCTTCATGGTTTCTCGGCAAAAACCCTGCAAAGAAGATCATTCAGACTGCCCACACCGCAGAGTTGGCTGTTGGTTTTGGACGTAAGGTCAGGAATCTTGTCTCCTCCGAGGCGTATTCAAAGGTGTTTGACACTAAGCTGTCCTCGGATTCAAAGGCCGCAGGACGGTGGAACACTGACGCAGGTGGAGATTACTTCGCTATTGGTGTTGGCGGTGCTGTAACTGGTAAAGGCGCAGATGTGTTGATCATTGATGATCCGCATTCTGAGCAAGAAGCAAGACAAAACAACCCCGCAGTGTTTGATGGTGTGTATGAATGGTACACATCTGGCCCCCGCCAGCGTCTACAGCCCGGTGGAGCCATTATTATTGTGATGACCCGATGGTCTAAGCGAGATCTGACCGGGCAGATCCTCAAGAACTCGGAAAAAGAAGGTGTAAACGACTGGGAAGTGATTGAATTTCCTGCGATTTTGCCGTCAGGAACCCCTTTATGGCCTAGTTTCTGGAAAAAAGAAGAACTTGAAGCTATTAAGGCCGAGATTCCTGCTGCTAAATGGGAAGCGCAGTACCAACAAAACCCCACCGGCAACGAAAGTGCAATCATTAAGCGGGATATGTGGAGGATTTGGACTGAAGAGACCCCTCCTTCCTGTGATTACCTTATCCAAAGCTGGGATACAGCCTTTGAGAAGAACAACCGCGCAGATTATTCAGCCTGCACCACGTGGGGAGTGTTTCAGCATCCCGATACGCAGGGTAACCTGAAGCCCAACATCATTGTCTTGGACTCGTTTAAACAACGTATGGAGTTCCCTGAGCTAAAGCAGAAAGCTCTGGAGATGTGGAAGGAATGGAACCCAGACACACTGATTATTGAGAAGAAGGCGGCAGGCGCTCCGCTGATATACGAGCTAAGGATGATGGGGATCCCTTTACAGGAGTTCACACCAAGCAAAGGAAACGATAAGATAGCGCGTGTAAACGCAATATCAGACCTGTTTGCATCTGGCGTGGTCTGGTGTCCAGAAACCCGCTGGGCTGATGAGCTAATGGAAGAACTCGCAGCTTTCCCTTATGGCGACAACGATGACCTTGTGGATTCAACAAGTCAGGCATTGATTCGATACCGGCAGGGCGGGTTTATTGGAATAGATTCAGATGAGCAGGAAGAAGTCAGGTACTTCAAAGGCCGCAGAACAGAGCGGTATTACACCGTTTAAGGATAAAAAATGGCAACAAGTTCAATGGATAAAGGTTTGTATGCAGCCCCGCTGGGTATTGAGCAAGAGATGGACGCTCCTATTGAGATTGAGATTGAGGATCCTGAGTCAGTCAGTATTGGGATTGGAGACCTCCAAATCACTATGGAGCCGGAAGAAGAGAACTCCGACACGTTTGATGTGAATCTTGCGGAATACATGGACGACTCTGACATTAAGAGCCTGTCGTCAGATTTAATTGATGATTTTGAAAAAGATACCCGAGACCGCAGAGATTGGATGCAGACCTACGTCGAAGGCTTAAAGCTTCTGGGTCTGCGCTATGAGGAGCGGACAGAACCTTGGCAGGGAGCCTGCGGTGTATTTCACCCAATGCTGACCGAGTCAGTGGTTAGGTTTCAGTCAGAAGGTATTACAGAGACATTCCCAGCGATGGGGCCTGTCAAGACAAAGATCATCGGCAAAGAGACTCCAGAGACTGAAGAAGCTGCGCAAAGAGTTCAGGAAGACATGAACTATCAATTGACGGAAGTTATGACTGAGTACCGCCCTGAGCATGAAAAACTGCTGTGGTCTCTGCCAATTACCGGTTCAGCCTTTAAAAAGGTCTACTACGACCCATCAAAAGGCCGTCAGATGGCTGTGTTCATCCCCGCAGAGGACTTGGTTGTTCCTTACGGCGCAAGGGATATTGAGTCTTCAGAGCGTGTTACCCATGTAATGCGCAAGACCAAGAACGAAGTCTTGAAACTTCAGGAGTCGGGTTTCTACTTAGACACAGATCTTGGTGAACCAAGCTACGAGCTTGACGATGTTGAAAAGCAGAAGTCAGAAGAGAGCGGGATGTCCGCCATTCAAGATGATCGCTACCGCATCCTTGAAATGCACGTAGACATTGATCTAGAAGGTTTTGAGCATAAAAACAGCAAAGGCGAGAAGACAGGTATTGCTCTGCCCTACGTCGTCACGGTTGAAAAGCAGTCCGGTGAGATTCTTTCCATAAGGAGAAATTGGTATGAAGGAGATGAACTGCACATCAAGCGACAGCATTTTGTCCACTACCAATACATCCCCGGAGACGGATTTTACGGGTATGGTCTTATCCATCTTATCGGGGGCTATGCCAAGTCCGCCACCATGCTCATTCGACAGTTGGTGGATGCGGGCACTTTATCAAACCTACCCGGTGGCCTCAAGTCCAGAGGACTTCGCATCAAAGGGGACGACACCCCCATCCAGCCCGGAGAGTTTAGAGACGTAGACGTACCGTCTGGCAGCATTAGAGACAACATCCTCCCCTTGCCTTACAAGGAACCCAGTCAGGTTCTGTTTGCCTTATTCCAAAATATCGTAGAAGAAGGCCGCTCCTTTGCCAACGGCGGGGACATGAATGTTTCCGATATGTCTGCGCAGGCTCCTGTAGGCACAACACTGGCAATTCTTGAGAGAACCCTGAAGGTTATGGGCGCAGTTCAGTCCCGTATGCATTTCTCCATGAAGCAAGAGTTCAAGCTTTTAAAGGTGATTATTGCCGACTACACACCTGAAGACTATGACTACGAGCCAGAAGAAGGTAGCCGTGCCGCCCGTAGATCAGATTACGACAGCACAGACGTTATCCCTGTCAGCGACCCCAATGCATCCACAATGGCGCAGAAGATTGTCCAGTATCAGGCGGTTTTACAGTTAGCTCAGGGTGCGCCTCAGTTATATGACCTGCCCCTGCTGCACCGTCAAATGATTGAGGTTCTTGGTGTAAAGAATGCCCATAAGCTGGTCAAAACAGAGGATGACCAAGTTCCAACCGACCCGGTTCAGGAAAACCAAAACGTTCTGACAGGCAAGTCAGTAAAGGCTTTTGTGGAACAAAACCACCAAGCCCACATTCAAGTTCACATGATGGCAATCCAAGACCCCAAGATTGCCCAAATCATTGCTCAAAACCCCCAAGCGCAGATGATGCAATCGGCAATGCTTGCGCATATCAATGAACATACTGGGTTTCAGTACCGACTTGAGATTGAAAAGCGCATGGGCATGTCATTGCCAAGCGAAGAGCAATCCAAGCAAGTGCCGCCAGAAATGGCAGATCACCTTGCCATCATGGCGGCGCAAGCAGCCCAGCAACTGTTTCAGCAAAACAGCCAAGAGGCTCAACAACAACAGGCTCAACAGCAAATGCAAGATCCTATTGTTCAGATGCAAATGCAAGAACTCCAGATCAAGCAAGGCGAATTGCAGCTTAAGCAGCAAAAACAACAGATTGATGCAGCAGCTAAAGCTAACCAGATCCGGGTTGAAGAGTCTCGTATTGAGGCTCAAAAAGAGATCGCCGCTATGCAAGTGTCAGCTAAAGCCGCTGAGAGTAAAGATCGTTTAAACAAGCAAATGGAATTGGATGGATCTCGCTTAGGCGTGGAGATTGCCAAACACAAAAGCCAAATGGCTATGCAAGCCGCACAGAGAAGTGCGCAACAACTTCCTAACAAACCCAAGAAAGGTTGAGTATGGATGCAACTCGTGTCTTACAGCACGTGCGAACTGAGCTAGACAAAATCCGACAAGAACAGGTGGATTTCCTAGCCAGCGGAAGGTTGACTGATTTT